TCTCGGTGGCGCTGAGCGATGACCCACACCGCAAGCTGGGCGTGGACGACCTGGAGCGCTACATCCAGTGCACTGGCGACAAGACGCCGATCTACTACATGGTGGCGAAGTACCTGGGCGACGAGGGGGCCGCGCGCGACCAGGCCCTGGGGCAGGTGGCCGAGTTGCTGCAGGCTCTGCCGGCGGTGCTGGCGGCGGCCGGGCTGAATGCCACGCCAGCCAGGCGCAGGGGCTGACATGCCGGCATCCAAAGCGACGATGCAGGCCCTGGAGCAGGAGTTGCACAAGCGTGGCCGTGCCGGCGCGAGCTCGTCCGACGTGGCGCGGGCTTTGGGGATGGAGTTGCGCATGGCCTCGAGGGCGCTGTCAGACGCGCGCGCTGCAGGGTTGATTGTCAATCTACCGGAGCATGGCCATGACGGCCGCAACGCGAAGCGCTGGTACGCGCTGGCGTTCAAGCCGCCTGGGGCGTGTGTCGTGACGGCGGAAGATGCGAGCGCGCGCAGGGCGGCGAAGCTCCAGGATCTCGCCAGGCGCTGGCCCAAGACATTGCTGGCTGCGGCAGAGGCGAAGGGTTGGCAAAAGGGCGCGGTGAAGGTGCAGTTCGGGCCGTCGTGCCTTGACATGCGCTACACGGTGCGCGAGCTGCCGGAAAACTATGAGTCGGTGCTTAACGCCGCGGAGTCGCGTCCGTGGGTCAGCGCGATGCTGGGCCGGCCGCAGGGTGCCGCCTGATGCGGCCTCGTGGCGAGATCCGTGAGGCGCTGTGTTCGGTGTTTGCCGAGCAGCAGCCCTGCGGATGGCGCGATGTACTCCCATACGCCGGAATTGATGCACGCAGCCCATCCGAGGTGATGCTGGTGCGGCGCACGGTGGAAAACATGGTGCGGGCGCATGAACTTGTCCCGGTGGGCCTGCAGAAGGCGCCTGGATCACGGGTGTGGCATCAGCTGTACGAGCTGCAGGACATCGAAGGGCAAGAGACGGCCGTGGATCTCGGTTTCGAGGCTCTGCAGGGCGCCGTGCGCAGCTGGGCGGAGTTCAAGTGACGGAGGGCCAGCGATGACGTAGCGCGGCTGTACGCATGAGCGCCTTGCTGGTCGGGTAGCCCCTTGAAAACGGGTGAGACGGTTGGCGGCAAGGCAAGTGGGGGCTACCACGGGATAGCGATGAGACAGCCCCGGCGCCGGCACCAAGCAGCGCCTCGCGGAAAGGCTTGGGAGGGTCTGCGGCTCCGCATAGGCACGCACGCGGCTTCGGCTTTCTTTGCTTCTGGCGAGGATGGCCGAGGGCCGCCCACCACAGGCATCAATTTCACGGGAGAGAGGGTGATGGCAGTGAGACAGTTCAAGATCGTAGGCACTACACACGCACACGAGAGCGCGAACGAGCGAACGGCCGCTGAACGCGTCTTCGACCACTGGGTGTGGATGCTGGGCAAGAACCCGAGGCGCACGGCGCTGGGGCCGGTGCGGCGCAAGGCCATCGAGCGCGCGCTGGGGCTCTATGACGAAGAGACGTTGATGCTGGCCGTCGAGGGCTGCGCAGCGAGCAAGTGGCATGCGGGCGAGAACGACCGCGAGCGTGAGTTCACAGACTTGGAGCTGATCCTGCGCGACGAGGCGCACGTCGAGCGTTTCGCGGCCGATGGCGAACGGCTGCGCGAACAGGCCGAACGCCGCCGCCGGGCGCAGGCGTCTGCACCGCAGGTGGTGAGCATCGCGTCGGCGCAGGACCCCGCCGCGATCCAGGCCGCGCGCGAGGCGCTGCGGGCGCTGGCGGCGCAGTTCGCCGGGCGGCGGGTGGCGCATGGCTGACGTCGACACGCCCCCCCACAGCGACGCGGCCGAGCAGAGCGTGCTGGGCGCGCTGCTCAACGACAACACCGTGTTCGGCGAGGTGCAGGCGTTGCTGCAGCCGCGGGACTTCTACCATCCTGACCATGGGGCGATCTTCCGCGGCATCGGGCAGCTGGTGGGCGCGGGCAAGGCGGCGGACATCATCACCGTGCACGAGCACACGCAGCATGATCTCGGCTACTTGAACGATCTGGCAGGAAGCGTGGCCAGCGGGCGTGCCGCGCGCCAGTATGCCGAGATCGTGCGCGAGGCTGCGCAGCGCCGCGAGCTGATGCGCCTGGGCAAGCGGCTGGCCGAGGATGCGTTCAAGCTCACGGCGCAGGCTGCTCCGGTGCAGGCTTTGGTGGACGCCATGGTGACGTCGTTGCTGCAGATGCAGCAGGGCGGGTCGGCGGCTGAACCGTCAGACCTGCAGCCTCTTCTCGGGGCATTCATGGATGATCTGCAGGAACGTGCCGATGGGCGCTGCCTGCCGTTCAGCACGGGCCTGTCCGATCTGGACCGGCTGAGCGCCGGCGGTGCGCGGCGTGGCGAGTTGTGGGTGATCGGGGCGCGCCCGAGCATGGGCAAGACGGCGTTCGTGCTGCAGCTGTGCCGGCATGTGGGCGTGGAGCACCAGGTGCTGATGCTGACTCAGGAGGACAGCCTGCTGAGCGGCACCGGGCGCATGGTGGCTTCGGCCGGCGGTGTGAACCTGGCCGACATCCGCAACCCGCAGGCGGCGCCGCAGAGCATGTGGGCGGGCGTGACGGATGGCGTGCAGGAGCTGGCTCCGCTGCACATCAGCATGGACGACCAGACAGGGCTCAACCTTGCAGACGTGCGGCGCAAGGCGCAGCAGGTGAAGCGCCGGCACGGCCGGCTCGACCTGGTGGTGGTGGACTATCTGCAGCTCATGGACGACGGCGGGGAGAACCGCTCGCAGAGCCTGGGCTACATCGCCAACGGGCTGAAGCGCTTCGCCAAGGAGTACCAGTGCTGGGTGGTGCTGCTGAGCCAGCTCAACCGCGAGGCGGACAAGCGCAACGGGCCGCCGCAGATGAGCGACCTGCGCGACAGCGGCGACATCGAGGGCGCCGCCGACCTGATCGGCATGCTCTTCAGGGAGTACATGCGCAAGCCCACCGCTGACAACAAGCATTTCGCCGAGCTGCATGTGTGCAAGCAGAAGAACGGGCCTACCGACACGGTGCGGCTGTACTTCGACGGGGCCTTCCAGCGCTTCGGCAATTGGGACGGCCCTGCACCATCAAGGATGAGCGGAGGTGCACCATGAGGATGGACCCGGAGATGGATCGCCGGCTCAGCAACTGGGCGCGCTGGCGCTGCCTGCGCGAGGACGGCGGGCACGTGGCGACAGCCTCACTGGAAGAGCGCGTTGATGGGGCAGGCTGGGATGCGCCCACGGTGATCCCGGTAATGGATGCCGAGGCGGAAGAAACGCAGGCGGGCGTGATGCGCCTGGTCAGCGTGCAACGGTATGCGATCGAGTGCTGGTATCTGGGCGGTGGCGGCGTGGCGCAACGGTGTCGCAAGGCGCAGTGCTCTGAGACGGCGCTGCGTGAACGTGTGGCGCTTGGCCAGCGCAGCCTTGGGCAGTGGTTGCGCGATAAGCGCCAAGCGGCAGACCGTGAGCGCGCCAGGATCGACGCATTGCAAAGGGCAAGGGTGGCTTGATCTGCGGGACTTTTACGGAGCGCGGGTTTTGTGTAGATTTCGGGCACGCTGAGCATTCGTCACCCTGACGCAATCCAGCAACATTCAGGCTCTTGCATGGCGACATGTCGGGGCCTTTGTCATTGATGGCTCAAGCGGCGCCACGGTTTTGCACGTACCCTGGTTGCGGTGTCGTCGTTCCGGGGGCCAGTAGGTGCCAGAAGCATCGACATGAGCAACGTGGTCGCACAGCCAAGCGGCGAATCCGAGGCAGGAAGTGGATGGAGATCAGGGCTCGCGTCCTCAGTCTCGAGCCTCGCTGTGCGCTGTGTCTGGTTGTCGGGCGGTTGAGGGCAGCGACAGAGGTAGATCACATCGTTCCCCTAGAGCGCGGCGGATCTGACAACGACCACAACTTGCAGGGCCTTTGCCACGAATGCCACGTCGAGAAGACCGCGCGTGAGCAGGCCGAGCGAGCCGCATAGCGGTCGATAGGGTCGCTCAGCTGGGTCGTCGCCACCACCGCACCAACGGATACGCGATCGCGGCGCCACGGGTCACGGCGATAGGCTGTCGCGGCGTCCTGGAGCGATGGGGCGAGGGTAGGGGGGGTCGAATCCCTGCGGCGCTCGAGCCGGAAACCGCGCCTGAGCACAGATTTTTGCGCGCGCAGGTTTTATGGGGTGGGGGGTCAAAAAGGGAGAGTTCAGGATGGGCGCACGGGGACCGATCGGTAAGCCGAACGAGCTGAAGCTGCTCGAAGGCGGCCGGGGCCATCGTCCTCTTGACTTGACGTCCATGTTCCGGCCTGAGGTCGGACTGCCGTCGATACCCAAGCACCTGACGCCTCTCGGTCGCAAGGCATGGAAGCGATTGACTCCAGAGCTGGTCCGCTACAACCTGTTGAGTATCGTCGACCGCGACGCGCTGGCGATGCTCTGCCAGACCATCGGCCGCATCGAGCTCGTCGAGACGAGCCTGGCTGCCACCCAGTCGTTGTTGGCCAGCCGAGGCGAAGATCCTGCCGCCGCGCTGCTCAGCTCGACGCCCAACGGCATGAAAGTGCAGCACCCGCTCTACCAGGTGCTCAACCGAGAGATGGAAAAGGCCCGCAACCTGCTCGCCGAATTCGGGCTCACGCCGGCGCAGCGCGCACGGGTCAGCACCGCGATCCGCGCCCAGGCTTCGCTGTTCGACGTCAACACCTCCGACGGTCGCCCGGGTGCGGCCGCCGAGCCCGCAAGACCCGCCGGCTTCTCCGGCTTCGATTGACCCGTGGCCGCCAGCTACTTCGACCGCGCGTTGGCCTACGCGCGGCGGGTGACTGCGGGCGAAGAAGTCGCTGGGCGCCTAGAACGCCTGGCCTGCGAACGCTTCCTCGGCGACCTTGGGCGCCAGGGCACGCCAGATTTTCCCTACGTTCTCGACGATGCGACGCCCGTTGTCGGCAAGCGCACGCGGGGCGCCAGGGCCTGTGAATTCCTGGAGTTGCTGCCGCATATCAAGGGGCAGTGGGCGCGGCCCGAATACCGGGACGGGCGTCTGCATTACAGGAAATTGAGTCTGGAGGACTGGCAGGTGTTCATCGTGCTCAACATCTTCGGCTGGCTGCACATGAACACCGGGCTGCGCCGTTTCCGCCGCGTCTATGAAGAGGTCGCTCGCAAGAACGCCAAATCGACGCTGGCTGCCGGGATACTGCTGTTCTGCCTGGCGGCCGATGGCGAGCCAGGCGCCCAGGTCTTCAGCGCCGCCACCACCGGTGACCAGGCGCGCCTGGTCTTCGACGACGCCCGCCATATGGCGATGCGCGAGACCGAGTTCGTAGCGCGCTTCGGCGTCAGCGTGGCCATGCACGACATCACCGTGCCGGCCACTGCCAGCAGCGCCAAGCCCCTCAACGCCGAAGGCTCGACGCTCGACGGTCTGAACATCCACGCCGCTATCGTCGACGAGCTGCACGCCCACAAGACCCGGGCTGTCTATGACGTGCTCGACACCGCCACCGGCGCCAGGGCGCAGCCGCTGATCGTGATGATCACCACCGCCGGCAGCGACCGCAGCGGCGTCTGCTACGAGCAGCGCGACTACACGGTCAAGGTGCTCGAGCGCACCAGCGTCGACGAGAACTGGTTCGGCATCATCTACACGCTGGATGACGGCGATCTCTGGCATGACCCGGCCGTCTGGCGCAAGGCCAATCCGAACTACGGCGTCAGCGTCCTGGTTGACGACATGCAGGCGGCCTGCCGAAAGGCGCAAGCACAGCCGTCTGCACTTAACAATTTCCTGACCAAGCGACTCAATATCTGGGTCAACGCCGACACCGCCTGGATGGACATGCGGGCCTGGGAGCGGTGCGGCGACAAGACGCTGCGC